CACCACCAGTCGAGTCCGTGGCATACATGTACATGCCAGACCTCAGGTCCTCGCCAGGCATGTTCAGCCCCCTCTTGATCAGCAGAGGTGATTTTGGGGTCGCAAGCGAGTAACACCGCACCGTCTTCTGCCCAATGACGCGCACATAATCAACCATGATGTCAACATTCGGATTGTCTCGAAGCCAGGCACTCTCAACAAAATGATTGATTGGTGAGCGTGGTGAGCGGACATTTCGCAACCGAACAAGAACCAGATCCCGCTCCTCATGGATCCGCACACACTCAGCCGTCAGGAAGTCGGCTATCGTGAGCCTCACCTGAAAAGATGGGTCGTGCACGTTGACGAGGAAGACTGGCTCACTCATCTCAAGGACACGGTCCTGCTGGTATGCGATGTCGGTCACAGCGAACTTGAGGTAATCGAGGAAATGATCCGGCATCAGCGCCACGTCCTGCTCAATGAAATGTATGACACCAAGCCCGTGCCCATTACCGAAACCAAGCGCGTACGTGGCCTTTTTCAATGCATTCGCAGTGTTCTCAAAATCAGACAAATCGCGCGCGGCGGTGATCCCTTGGACAACCGGCTGCTCAGGATTGGTTGGCACATCGACCAAAACTGGCGCGCGGTCTGGGGGTGGCGCCTCCTTCCTGTGGTCCTCTGCAACAATATTATACTTGGAATTGAGCTTGAACGTACCCACATTGACCCTTATCTCCTGAGGGGGCTTCACAGCCTCAGCAGACTTTGCGAAACCCCCAAAAGCCCAGTAAATGCCAAAGACAGCAGAGCCAACAAGCGCCAGCATCGTCAAACTGTCCCAGATGGCACTCACCACACTCCAATACTCGTCGTTCGGGTCGAGGAACACCCACACACGATGCAAGACACTGCGAACGTTGTTGGAAATCTCCGTGAAGAAATCAACCACACAATGTTCAACCATGCCATACAACACATCTGTGGAATTCTCTGGCCGGACAAGCTCCTCATCAATCGCATCAGCAGCATCACCACAGCGCCCTTCTGGATGCTGTCTGAGCACATCTCTGATCTTCTCAGCGGTGCTCACCGTCGCGCTGCGGCCGCCACGCTGAAAAACATTCCCAATGCCTGTCAACGCCATCCCACCGAACAATATGGATGACCAGCCCTCGTTGTGAGCACTCTGAGAAGGCGCACCACGCATGGCCTGTCTCCACGTCCTCGGATCAGACTCATAGGCTCGCTGAAACCTGTCACTTGTGGCCTCATTGCGGTCACGGCTCGCGAGGAACCTTTCCAACAAGTCGACGTACGTGAGCGAATCTCCTGCAACCCTAAAGCCACCTTCGTTCGTATAGACATATGGCCGTATGTCCCAAGCATCTGGAAACGCACCGTACTCATCAACGTGATTTGCAACACGCTCAGTGTCCAATTCGCCATTCCAGTCTTTCCACTCTGGTCTCGTCTCGATGAAGTAGGATCCCTTGTTCAACCGCCTTGTCAGCGCGCCCAAAGTCTTGATAATAGTCGTCATACTTGAAACCTTTTCCTGGTTTGTGGTGGCAATGACAAATGGCGAGTCGAAGTACCGCTTCCCTTTATCCGACAGCTCTGCCATCACCAATGGGTAGGGAGCACTGTTCAACATTCGAATCAAATCAAACGCTGGATTGTCACCCCCTGGAACCTCCTGAGCCGCCCCCCACTCATCCAACAAAACAACGAGCTGGTTCACATAGGAGTCCCAATACTTGTTGAGACCG